AACCGAACCCCATTCCGGCGCCGGTCGCGATCAGTTCAGCGCGCCCCGCACGCTGAGCGGCAGCCAATTCAGCATCGGATCTCGCTTGACGAGCGGACATCACAGCACTTTGCTCGAGCCCAGCGGTTGCTGATGCCTCCTTCCCTCGACCGATAGCCATCAGGTTGGTGAGTCCCTCGACGTATGCTTGGTCCACCGCCTGGTCCGCAGCACCGACTGCCAGTCCGCGAGAACGCGCCCGATCGGTACCAAGGTTCACCTTCGCCAGCCTGAATGCCGAACTGCCGGCGCCGATGCCGCGCCCTTGCAAACCAGCCTCGACAGCCTGCTCGGCGCGACCGAACTGCGCTTCCGTCTCTGTCGCCGCGCGACCGCGCGCCTGCTCCCGCTCAAACGCATCCGGCTCTCTCAGGCCGCGTACGACTTCAGCGGTGCGCTGGATCAGCGGCGCCCAGCGTTGCTGGTAGTCGCGCATCTTCGCCGTGGCAACTTCTGCCATGGCCCGCTCGGCTTCGGTTTCCTGCCGACCTTTACTACCGCCCGCCACGTCCGACCTCCAGTACGTACATGCCGTCGCTTTGCCTGAGCGTCCACTCACTGCCACGCAGCCGGCGAGCCCAGCCTCTCCTACGTGGTTCGAACACGATTCTACGAGCATCGAGATCGACCGCAAGCGTTTCCAAGAACGGCATGTACCGGTCAAATAGCCTCTCTCCAACGCCGACGGCAACCACAACAAGCAACTCGAATTCCATGTCGGCGACCTGAAGCGTGACGATTACAACACCTTCATCGTTTGCAAAGACAAGCGCCCTGCCGTCATCACACGCCTCGATGAGCCTGCCCACCTCTCCCGGCGTCATCAAACTCACAACAGACCCAGAAATCCTCTGCCAGACGCTCTGCAGGGTGACCAAAGTGATGTTATCGATCGTCATGCAGCAATTCCGACATCGCGGCCGGCCGCGCGAGCTGCGCCGCGCTCAACGTCGAGCGTCATCACCACACCACCCAATGTGACATCTCTGCCGGCAGCTTCAGCCCTGCCGCGCTGAATCGAGATCCCTGTGACTGACGAGAACGAGATGATGACCTGCTCGCCAATCGCATCATCTTCTCCGGTTACGACGATATCTCCGACGCTCAGGAAGTTGACGCGGTTGCGTGTCCCTATGAGCACGTCGTTGACGTACCACTCGGTCGGAGATTCCTCCTCAAGCGCCTGGATGCGAAATCTCAGCGCATCGATTTGCGCCTGCAATGCTGCGACATCCGCAGAAACACCTGACACCACCAGATCGTCGACACGGACTAGAAGGGCATTGGTTTCGGCTTCGATTAGCCGCAGACGTTCACGGATCGCAGCGATTGCCTGCTGCGTTGGTCGCAGAGATGGCGAGGAATCCGGCTCGCGCGCCGCACGGGGCTCGACGACCGTTGGCTTTCCGGTGAGCGCCATTGTGACCGTTGCTCACAGTTCATCAACGTCTTCAGCTACATCCACGCTGCAAACGCGCGACGTGCCGGAAAGCGCAATCTCGATGTCCTCCACATCAGTCTCGACAACCGTGAACTCCCTCCCGTTCTCAACCTGAAGCGAGTCGAACACGGAGCCGTCGCCGATGAGCAGCATGGTCAGATCATCGTAATCAAGCGCGTTGACCGATGCGATCTTGAAGCAAGTTTCTCGATCGAGCTGATGCAAACGCCCGCGCCAGTAGAACGGAAGCCTGGCGGTCAGCGACGGGCTGCCGCCTTCGTACGAGTCGAATGCATGGATCGTGATCCCGTCCGCCACGACTTGGTTCGTGTTCGGCGTGCCGTGCGTGGTTGGCGGATTGTTCTCATCAAGCACTAAGTACAGCTTGTCCGTCACGGGATCGACGAACATGGCAGTCGGATGGAAGGCGAGCGTCACCTTACCGAAGCCTTCCGTCTTCGCCTCGATCATCATCCCTTCTTTCGTGCCGTCCGCCTTTTCGTAGAAGGCGAAGAGATAGTCGTCATGCTCGCGCGCGATCAGAGTCGACGGGTTGATCTCCTGCCATTCTCTCCTACTGAACAACTGCTCCGTGACGAGACGAGCTTGACCGGTCCCGGCGACGGCCACGTAGCCATCCGGCGACGGATAGCACCAGCCCCACGCGCGCAGATAGACGGTGCCCCGCTTGCTCACGCAGCCCTGCGGAAATTCCAACTTCGTCATCGAGTAGGCATCCGGTGCGTTGCCGGTTGCGAGATACGGAAACTTCTCAGTAGCAGCGATGACCGTGGTATCGACGTTGCCGATCGCGACGATCGGGAAATCGGTGTTCAGCCGAAACCGCACCGGCCACGCATGCGGACGCCCCTGCTCAGAGAAGCAGATCTGATTGGCCGTGAATCCAACGTAGATGTCGTTCGGCAGCGCCAGGATTCCGCGGAGGTTCTCCGGCGGAAGATCCCAATCGTCGGTCTCGAGTTCTTCGCCCAGTTCGTCGTCCGTGAGTTCGTCCACGTAGTCGGACTGCGTAAGCGCGATCTCAGCGACGAAGAAAAACGAGGTCAGGCTGGCCGCCGTGACCGCCCGGTAGATGCGCTTGGTCTCTACGCGGAAATCAAGTCCCGTCGGCGGCGCTGTCGCCGTCGTCACGGTGATGGTCGTGCCGTCGTCCTTGAACACCGTTGCGCTCGGCGGCGACGGCGCGCTCTCCTCGCCGATGTCGTTGACGAAGGTGTAGACGTAGGAGGTCGCCACGTCATCAGTCGGATCAGAGACAGGCGCGCTCCCGAGCGCCAATGCGTTGTCGATGCTGAACGTCATGGGACCGGAAGCGAATGGCCCGGTGAACGGGATTGCCATAGCGCAGTAGCCACCAAACACGCGGATATTCGAAAATGTCGTTGAGAACAGTTCCGAAGATCCGAGCGAAGCCGATAGGGTGAAGTCGTAGTTTCCATTGCTTCTACGCCGCCCCTGGATGCGCACGCGATGATATCCGGCACCTTCGGCTGGCACGGAAGACACGCCAACCAGACTGATGGTCGACGCGTTGCTGTTCCACACGGTGCCTGTCGCATAGAACGCATTTGCACCGGTCAATGTCTGAGAAAACCCGAAGCGTGGTCCGTTGCCTCCAGAACTGCACATGACAGCGGCGCTGAACTGATAGACCGGGCCCGTATTGGCATCGTCGACGCGGAAGTCGAAGCTGAAGTCGATGACTCCGCTCGATCCGATTCCAAAATCACGATAAGCAATCGCCGGTGGCCCGCTCTGTATTTCCTGCGCGTTCAGCAGAAGTCTTCCGCCTGTGATGGATGCTTCGCGGATGATTGTTCCGTTGTTGAACTGCGGCGAGAATTCCCAGTTCGCCGAGTCGTCGAAAGCATCAACAACCTCGACCTCTGGGTCGTCGCTGAGAGAGGAAACGACAGTGGGCGCAGTCTCTGGAGCGATGACACCCAGCAGCCTGGTCTCAACCGGAAACGGCGGCCCAGCGCTTTGCACCGCCAGCGGCAGGCTCGTGTAGCGCGGCCGGTCCAGCCCGGTGATGTAGACGCGATTCGTCTCGTCGCCGCCGATCGTGCTCTTGGCGACATCGACCTCGACCGCCCCGTCGTCAAGCTCTGAGTCGGTCCACTCTAGCCAGAAGTCGCCCAGCTTGTAGATCGTGTTGATCGGCGCCGACTTGGATAGGACGATCTCCTCGGCAAAGTTTTTCCAAGCTTCTAAATCGCCTGAGAGCAGGCGGCAGTTGATCGCCTGTTGGGCCATGCCTTCCGGCAGCGCGCGAGGACTGATGCGTGGAGCCTCGCCACGGAAGGAGCCGAGACTGATTTTCATCAAGCATCCAAGCTAAGACGCTTGCCGCTGAAACGGGTGCGGCCTGATCCTAAAACTTGGCGGGTAGAGGAAAGCGTGTTCCCAGGGCTGCCTATCCCGGAATTCACTGATACGCTAACCTTGTCACCCGCCAAGAGCGCCATGGGGCCGGAAGAAAACGAAAGCGTCCCTAAGCCCGGCGCGGAACCCGCCTCCCCCCCTACAGGGGCTATCGGGATCGATTGCCCGCCGAACTCGGTAATAGGCCCACCGCGATTGACTCTCAGGTTAAATGCGGCGTAAAAATACTCAGTGGTCTGATCGTTCTCGCATGCCACAGATACAGAGAATTCATATTTGCCATCAGCTTGTACGGTGTACTCCCCAGTCGATAGATTTAGGTTGCCGTCGGTGAAGCCTAAAGCCGCGGTCGCATCGTTAAAAACGACCGTCGAGCCGCTGGTTTGGTTCGTCGTTTGGCGCGTTGCTGAGAAGAGAGATGTCACCCCACCACCGCCGCCGCCGGAGACGCTCACGTTCACTTTGCCAGACGGACCCGACTCCACCGACACGGCGAGATCTCCATTGAAGCTGATCCTCGTCACGTCCTCAGCGACTTCGACTCCATCCTCCTCGATGGTCAACGTTGTGCCCAGGGGAACCGTCAACTTGTCGCCGAGCCGCGTGACGACTCCGCCTATGAAATCAACCGTCTGTACATGGCGGTCACCGAGATTCGTGCCGTCGTCCTGATACTGCACGCCCTGCGGAAATCCATCCGCCTGAGGGCGAGGGAAGGCAGTCTTTGGCGTCAGCGCAAATGTCATCGTTCTCTCCTCAAACGATCCACGAGCGACGGCGCACCATCACCGATCCGCTCTGGTAGCCGCGCTGTGCATCGGCCTTTGCGTTGCTGATGCCGGCACGGAAGACAGCCCCGTACCGGTCGGCCAGCGTGCGGTCGTACCACGGCTGCCCAGCCAAGCTGTAGAGGTACTCCAAGGCGCCGGCCTCGATCTGGACCTGCCACTTGTTGAGAAGCGCATCCGGAATCTCATCCACGCCGTTCTGCGGCTGCACGACGAGCGTGAAGGCGACCTCATAGGCTTTGTCCGGCGGCCGGTTGAAGGCAACCTCCGCCTCCGGCACGTACATGAAACTCTCCGGTTGTCCGGCGTCCGCGTTCGGATCGAAGTCATCGCCGTTGCTCTTGTCCAGCGTCACGATGCGATCGTTCACGCCATTGACGATCGTCGTGAGTTGCCCATCGAAAACGTCAACGACCTCGAGCAATGCGTCGGAATCCGGGCTGATGTCGTACTGCGTCTGGTCGATCGTCAGCGTTGCTTCGAGCGAAGTCCGATACCAGCGACTCTCACCGGCAAGCTGCCGTGCCGCGCGAACATACGCGTACTTCAAGAGCGGGCTCGGGCATCCTTTGACGCGAACACCGATTGCCTGGGTGAGTTGGTTGACAAGTGCCACGTTCTCGGCTCCTACGCCCTCTCCTGCACGTCTAGCCGCGGCGCGTTGATCTCCTTCGCCTGCATGCGCCCGGTAACCAGGCCCGTGAAGATGGAGAAAAAAATCTGGCTTTTGCCGAGGTCCTGACGGCGGGAGTTCTTCGCCAACGCCTGGGCCATCACGCTCGCCCACAGCGCCATGTCATAGGATTCCGGGATGACGAGCACGCTGCCCGTCGAAATGTCCACCGTCGGCGGATAGGCTGCGTAATGCGCCATCACGCTGCCGGCACCGGTATTCGGCGGATAGACGAGGAAGCGTCGCGGATCGCGGGCGTCGGACATCCAATGTTCCGCGTCTACGGTCTGCGTTGCCACCGCCCACTGCGGCAGCATTTCAGTCAGGACTTCCCGGCCAACCTGCGTAATGCCGGCGCCGCTGGCGTTGAAGTAGATGTCGAAAAGTTGTAGCCCTTCGGACGGCAGGTTCTGGACAACGCCAGCCGCAAGCGAGACGAGTTCCGTGATCGTGTAGGCAGACGGCTTGAGTTGGACCACCGCGCGCTGCCCGGCGCTCAGGTAGTCATAGAGTTCGGCGTCGCTCCAATGAACCTCGCGCGGATCGATCAGACTGATACGCGCGCGATCAACGATGACCGACGCTTGCAGCATCGATGCGACCTACGCCGCCTTACGGCCGAGCCCGCGTGAGCGATGACCCTGCGGCGCCGCCTGCTCATAGGCCTGGGTTTCTGTGGGCGCTTCTGCGGGCGCTTCAGCAGGCGCAGAAACCTCGGCCGGGGCTTCAGCAACCTCGGCCATCCCGGCACTCTCCACCTGTCGCGTCGCCATCGCGATGACCCTACGGCGCAACTCGAGCACCGGCAGACGCGCGTCCAACTGCTCTCCGTACTCGTTGGCCACAAATTCGATTAGTTCGTCCTTGTCGGCCGTCGCAATATTGAACGGCTTGCTCTGTTCGACGCGACGGACCGTGCCGCGGTCCTCCTCCAGCCAACGCAAACGGCGCAGGCGAGCCTCGCGTGTGTCGATCAGCCAGTCCTTCTCCATCGGGCCATTCCAGGGCCGCATGTTGTGCTGCTTTTCCGTCAGTTCCGTGTAAGGGAACAGCACACCGTCATCGATCCTGACGCCCAGTCTCTTCGCGATCGCGCCCATGAAATCCTCGTCGTCTTAAAGGTGCCCCGCGGAGGCTCGGCCCCTCAAGGAGCCTAGCGCGCGGGGCGTTGCGGTGGTGACTCCTAGCTTCCGCTCGGGGTCGTGCCCGGCGTCACAGCCTTCTTGTGACCGCCGCCGCTACCACTGTAACCGGCCATATCGATCGGGTACTGCTCGTGGGGATAGCGGGCTTTGGCCTTCCCGCCCGCCTTGCTTTCTTGCTGCGTGACTGCCTGATCGCCCACGGCCTTGTTGAACGTGAGCGGCATGCGACTTTTCGGGACCATGGCGAGTTCCTTTCGATGATGCTTGCGATGCTGCTTGGTTGGTAGCCTGCGCGGGGGCACATCCTGGACCCCCGCACAAGCTTAGCTTACGCGCCGGCCTTGCGCACGTATGCGCTGCCGACGTACTTCGGCTCGATCACCTTGTAGCCGAAGACCAGCAGACCCTGCAGCAGATAGCCGAAGTCGTTCTGGTCCACGACCAAGCGGTTCTCGAGGATCTGCGCCGCGAACGTCAACCCGGCCGAGTGACCGAACATGACGTTGAAGGATACCGTCGGAGAACCCGACGACGTTTTCAGCAGATTGCGCGACTCGTAGAGCATGAAGCCGGCAATCTCGCCGATGCGGCCGTTGCGCACGACAGACTGGCCGTCACCAGCCAAGCTCGCAATGCGCAGGGGCGACTTCATGACCAGCCCCTTCAACCACGGCGGAATGACCATCCACCGTCCGTACGGGCTCACGTTTTGCTCGTCCAGAACGGTACCGCAGTCGACGAAGAAGTCGAGCACGTTCTTCTGCGCTCCAGTCGCGCCGTCAGCCACCAAGTCCAGCGGAACCGCCACCGACCCGATGTTGATGTCGTTGCTGTCCACGCCGGCCGTAGCGCCGGTGTTGTCGGACGATACCTGCGACTGGATCGTCTGCAGCATGTCGGTGTCCGCAGCGATTTGGAGCTGGATCAGCCCCTCGTCGTTGAAGACGCTCGACAGGTCGATGTCAGCCTGCCGCTGCTGGACCAGATTGAGGCCGACGTTGAAGTACTTCGCCTCGTTGATCGCCAGCGACACGGCAGCCGACGCGGGCCGCTGCGCAGTACCGAGACCGCCGCCGACCGTGTAATCGGCGACCACCACGTCCGGCACCGTGCGAATGACAACGGCTTGTCCGAAGGCGGTGATCTCGCCCTCGTATTCGGTGTTGGCAATCGAGCCAAAAACCGTAGCCTTGTAGAACTTTTCCCAGTGCAACTTGCTGATATTTAACAAGTTACGCTCCGACTGTCGCTTGCAATGTGCCTCTACCGCGCTTCTGATAGCAGGAGTTGCAGAGGCCGTGACCGACGTGGCGAAACCGATTCGATCCGCACGAAACGCAGACCGCATCTTTGCCATCTTTCGTCCACTTCCTTTCCTTATCCTGCACCAACAGCAGTAGTTGCTTCACAACATTGCCCGACTCACTCAGTCTGTGCTCGCTCGCCTTGAGCTGCTTCAATGCCGCCTTGATGCTTCTTCCGTCTCGGAAGTGTCCCATCTGCGCGCAGCCCAGCACGAAGTCTGCTTGCGCTTTCTTGATAATCGAGTACTTGGCGAAGTACCCGAGGAACTGCTTGGCCTTCGATGGATTGAGGATCAATTTCCACTGTCTGCATCGGCCGGCGCACATATCATAGATCCGGCCCCCAAAGTTCTTGCAGATCGTGTCGATCCCTTCTGTGTCGTACGCCGCACATGCAACGTACGCCACGATGGTTGCTTGTCCGAGATCAGCGACCTGTTGCACGGACAAACATCCATCTCCATCAAAGTAACCCGCCAGCCATTT